AACGGCGATACTTATGTTGGATGGTCTTGGCTTGCAGCAAACGGCACCTCAAGCAACACCTCTGGCAGCATCACAAGCACAGTAAGCGCCAACCCCTCGGCTGGTTTTTCGATTGTTAGTTATACCGGCAACGGATCAAATTCCACTGTTGGGCACGGGCTTGGTGTTGCCCCTAAGTGGATCATGGTCAAGAACCGAGACCGTTCTATCGACTGGATCGTATATGTCGAGGACATCCTCACGGGATCCAACGACCAGTACATGGTGTTGAACCAGACTTATCAGATCAGCACCAACTACCGCTATTTCAACTCTACTGCTGCGACAAGTACCGTTTTTAGTATTGGAGGCGGCTCTGGTGCGGAGGCGACTAATGCCAACGGCGAGGACTTCATCGCCTACTGCTTTGCCGAAGTCGAAGGCTACAGCAAGTTCGGCAGCTACATCGGCAACGGGTCAAGCGATGGTCCGTTTGTGTATTGCGGGTTTAGACCGGCTTGGGTAATGATGAAGTCTGCTACTAATGCTGGCAAATGGATTATCCAAGATACAACCCGCAACCCTTACAACCGTCAAGAGAACATTGTCTGCGCTGAAGATACTAGGTCGGAGTCAGCATTTGCATCTATTGGAGCTACCGGATGGATAGATGGTTTGTCCAATGGATTTAAGGTCCGCGATAGCTGGTCGGATTACAACACAAACGGAAACCAATTTATATTTGCCGCATTTGCTGAAAATCCATTCGGCGGGGAAGGTGTTTCGCCCGCTACAGCCCGCTGACCTATGAAACGGGCATTTTTCACCACTACCATCTGATCATGGGATTCCTAATCAACGGTCAGCCTCTTCGCGTTGGGCGACCTTTCACCGATGCCAACGGCACTCAATACCCTTCCAACTGGCTGCGCCTTGCCAGCGAGGAAGAAAAGGAAGCGATTGGCATTACTTGGGAAGCAGATCCCGCTCCAGTTGATACTCGCTTCTACTGGGATCACGATCTGCCCAAGCGCCTTGAGGATGAGCCTGCTGTTGATGAAAACGGCGATGCAATCCTGGACGATGACGGCGAGCAAGTCATCAACTACGGGTTGAAGACCGTATGGGTCAGGAAGCAGAAGGAAATTGCGGAAACTCTTCTCGCTGGATCTGATTGGTACGTCACCCGCAAGGCTGAAACCGACGCTGCAATTCCGGCAGATGTGCTGGCTTACCGCGAGTCTGTCCGCACCATCAGCGGCACCCGCGAAGGTGAGATCAACGCTTGCACTACCACCGAGGAACTGGTTGCACTGCTGACCAACCCTGCTCAGGTGTTAAACGACGCTGGCGAAATGGTGGCTAACACCGAGCCATTCATCACGCCTTTCCCAGAGCCCTTGGACTGACTCCTTAAACTGGGCTGGGAGGTGAGCTATGGCAGTCCAGCCCGGTATCTACAACTTCACTGTCCAGAGGGCTGCGGATCACGAGCTTGTCCTGATTTTCAAGGACAGCAACGGGGACGCAATCAATCTGACAAGTTGGACCGTCGCCTCTCAGGTGTGGAACGAGGCGCGCTCTACCAAGTACGCCGACTTCACCGTCGCTTACACCGATCGAGCCAACGGGAAGGTCACTTTGTCTTTGTCTGATGAAGACACAGACGATTTCCCCGATGAGCTGCGGTATGACGTGTTGCTCACAGATCCGAACGGATTGAAAGAGTATTACTTGGAGGGCGTTATTTTCGTTGACCAGGGGTACACGCGATGAGCCGTAACTCAGTCACCGTTCAAACAAGCGGTCGGACTAATACCGTCGAGATCGCTACACAGGGTCCGCAGGGTCCCGTCGGAGCTTTCACGCTTACCGACACCGATAAAGTGGATGGGAGCATCATCTACTACGACTCAGGTACAACCAGCTTCAGGGCTGATGCAACCTGGACAACCGACACGCTCACTGACGGGGGCAATTTTTAAGCCATGGCAAACACCCTTCGCATCAAACGCCGCGCTGCGGGTGGAGCTGCTGGGGCTCCGTCATCGCTGGCGAACGCCGAACTTGCTTTCAACGAGCAGGACGACACTCTTTATTACGGCGAAGGGACGGGAGGCGCTGGAGGTACAGCGACTACCGTTTTAGCCATTGGTGGCTCTGGTGCCTTCACCACGCTGACCACCGCACAAACTATCTCCGGCAACAAAACGTTCACCGGAACGGTTGACCTGAGCGGTGCAACCCTGAGCGGCAACACCACCTTCAGCAACAACCTGACGGTGAGCGGGGATCTCACGGTAGATGGCACGACCACCACTGTGAACTCAACCACCGTTTCGGTGGACGACAAGAACATCGAGCTGGGCTCTACTGCCAGCCCGAGCGATGCTTCGGCAGATGGCGGTGGCATCACCCTTAAGGGCACCACCGACAAAACCTTCAACTGGGTCGATTCGACTGATAGCTGGACTTCCAGCGAGCACATCGACCTCGCCTCTGGCAAAGAGTTCAAGATTGCCGGGACCTCTGTCCTGAGCGGCAGCACCCTCGGATCGGGCGTTACTGGATCCAGCCTGACCAGCGTCGGCACCCTGACTTCCGGCACCTGGTCTGCAAGCACCATTGCAGTCAACAAGGGCGGCACCGGTCAAACCAGCTTCACCAACGGTCAGTTGCTGATCGGCAACACCACCGGCAACACGCTGACCAAGGCGACGTTGACTGCTGGTTCGAACATCAGCATCACCAACGGCACTGGCAGCATCACGATCGCTGCAACCGACACCAACACCACTTACACCGCTGGTGATGGCCTTGATCTGACGGGCACTGTCTTCAGCGCAGACATAAAAGTTGGCGGCGGCCTTGTAATTGAATCGACTGAACTAGCTGTTGATCTTGGAGCATCTGCAATCACCGGAACGCTTGCGGTTGGCGATGGTGGTACTGGCGCAACGACTTTGACCGGCATTCTGAAAGGCAACGGCACCAGTGCATTTACTGCCGCCACCGAGGGTACTGACTACCTGTCCAACAACTCAACTGTTGACGGTGGAACGTTCTGATGGCGAATGTAATCCGTCATAAGCGCGGCACCAGCGATCCTGTTGCTGGTGATTTCAGCCAGACTGCTGAATTGCTGGTGCGTACAGACAACGGCGCTGTTTTTAGCAAAACAGATGGCAGTGCCGTAGCCAGGTTGGCTTGCACAAGCGTCGCTCAGTCTTTTACAGCGCAGCAGACGTTCACAGAGCTAAAAGAGACCGCTTACTCTTTGACTGGTACGAGTATCGATCCAGCTAACGGAAGCATTCAATATAAAACCGTTGCCGCAAACACGACTTTCACCGAAGCCTTAGAAGAAGGTCAGATGGTTGTGTTGCTGCTCAATGCCGGAGCGAGCTACACAATCACTTGGCCGACTATTACTTGGGTCACATCTGCAGGCAACAGCGCACCAACATTGACCGCAAACGATACGTTTGTGTTTTGGAAAGTTAGCACTACTCTGTATGGTGCATATGTCGGGAGCTATGCCTAATGCTGGGTAAGGCGCTTATTGCTGCTGCTGCTGGAAATGTTGCTGTTGTTGACGATGGCTCTTGGCCTGACGTTAGTACAGCAAGTTTTATTCGATTTGATAATGTCAACACAGGCGGAGATGCTCGCGGGCTATTTTTTAAGCCTGACGGTACAAAGATTTACACTTGCGCCTCAACTGATCAAATAAGAGAAACCACGCTGTCAACAGCTTGGGACATAAGTACTCATGGATCTATTGATAACGCACTTATCACCGACCAAACTCACCACAATAATCCATCTGGTTTGTTTTTCAAGGATGACGGAACTGAAATGTACAGCATCCAAATAACAGGCGACTTTGTTGTTCAATACAGCCTTTCTACGGGTTGGGACTTAAGTACAGCTTCTTACACAAGAAAGTTCTCTACTGTAAGCGGTTCGGCAAACGAATACAACCCAAGAGGTGTTTGCTTTAGCAGCGACGGCGAAAATATGTACGTTTGCGGCTTAGGCCGAGACACAATTACGCGGTTTACTTTGTCTACTGCATGGGACATTTCAACAGCAAGTTACGACAGCGAAGGTTCTTCTATGTTCGCGTCACCTATTAACGAAAGCGCTGCGCTGGGAGTTTTTATGAAGCCAGACGGCACGCGCTTTTATGTTGTCGGGAACGTATATGACAAAGTTTACCAATGGAATCCAACGACGGCTTACAGCGTTTCAGATGTTGGCCCAACAGTTGACGATAGTTTTTCTGTAACTTCGCAAGAAACAAGCCCGTGGTGTGTATATATTTCACCTGACGGTGATTATATGTATGTTGGCGGTGGCACTGGTAACGGCATAGATCAGTATTCTCTGGGTTAAAACTCATGTTCGTCAAAGCTTCCAGCAACGCCGTTGAGCGTTTCCCGTACACGATCAGCGATTTGCGTCGTGACAACCCAAACGTGTCATTTCCTGCAACCGTGCCAGACACGGAGCTTGAAACTTACGGCGTCTATCGCGTCACTGCAGCAACCGCACCAGAGACAAATCCACGCACTGACACGCTTGAGCGCAGCTGCAGCCTTGTCGATGGAACGTGGACTGAAGTTTGGACCAAGGTGCAGCTTGACTCTGTCGTAGCAGCAGAAAACATTCGCGAGCAACGCAACGAGCTGCTTGCTGAAACTGATTGGACGCAGCTGTCTGATTCTGGTGTCGCGTCAACTTGGACGGAATATCGCCAAGCATTGCGAGATCTTCCCAGTCAGGAGGGCTTTCCTTACACTGTGACTTGGCCAACCAAACCGTCCTGATGGAACGCCCAGATCCGATGATGCCGTGCAAGCCTGGTGCGTGTGACATTGAGGCGATGACTAATCGTCAAAAATGGCTCGACGAGTTGTACCTGTTCGACAAACGTGATGATCCCTATCATCCAATGCACGGGCTTTATACTGGCTTGTATATCAAATACAAGCAGTTCACCGGTTAATGGCTAAAAGTAAAAGCTTGATGGGGCAAGTTTTTATTGCGGGGAAGCCCAAAAAGACGCGCCAAGGGAATGGACAGCATTCCAAACCGTCACATGGCCGCAAGCAGCCACGCGGTCAAGGTAAGTAATCTGCCCCAAGGTTTTGTTCGTCAAAATGCTTAAGTCTGTTTTCTGCGTTGCTGGCGCAGCGGCTCTCTCTGCAGCTCCTGCCATGGCCGGTGGCTTCTACCTGAACCCCGAGTACAACCACGGCTGGAGCGGAAACGACTCCTTGGGCGGTGTGCTTGATGCTCACGTTGGTTTTGAAGAGGATGCTTTCTACATCCAGGTGGGCCCTTCGATCGCAATGCCTGATGGCGGTGATGTCGAAGTCGGCGTGTCTGGCAAGACTGGCTTCTCTACCCCCGTCGCCGAAAAGCTTGACTTCTACGGCGAAGTGTCTGTTGCCAAGTTTGAAGATACCGATGCTGCCTTCGGTGCAAAGGCTGGCATGAAGTACA